TTTTTCTTTTAAATCAAGTCTTTTGGCTACATCTTCCTTTAACAATCGTTTCTTATATTCTTCCGTTTTAACAATGACCTTAAATGGAAATCGTGTTATCGTCACATCTCCAGGTATTCTCCATTCATGTTCGTGCGTCCAATCTACATATTGCCAAGTAGCAATATTCAAATCAAGATTTACGACTCTCCAATAGATGCTCTCATCTATCAATTCCATAATTTCATTGGCTTTATCGTAAATCACTGGTCTTGCACCGTTATAGAACAAAATCTCTTTCGGCATTTGGATTCCAAACTCACGATATCCCTGTTCACGATCGAGCCATTTCTCACCTGTGATTATTTCTTGCATTGCATCAAAAGAAGTATCTTGAAAACATACAACCTTTTGATTTCCTTTTACTGTATCACAACTATTTCTTCTTGAAAAAGAAGCTCTTAAAAAGCCTTTTTCCAGTATTTTCAGCAATGTATTGTAAGATTCTTCATCACTTCTGCCACGGATTAAGTGCGTCAAATACAATGAGCCAACGTTTCTCGACTCTGTAAGCTCTTTCCAATCTTCTCTGAAAAGTCCCATACAAAAATCCCCCTTTCACCGCTATTATACGGCAAAAAGGGGCGTTTTCCAATACTTATTCTGCGTCGGTTTCTTCTTCAACCACAATGTCCATTAACTCATTGTACTGTTCCTCTGTAATCCTTCCCGTTGCGAAGAAAATATCAATCTTATTTTTCAAATCATCTGTAAGTCCATTTCTTTCTTTAAGTTTTAGTAATGTTCTGTACAACATAATCATACCTCCAATTCTGTTAATACTACTGCATATTCACTGTTAACATAGGCTTCTGCTGCCTGTAAATCGGTGTCCTGAGTACGTGCGTCCATGTTATAGATGTAATCACGGTTGTCGTTAATCTGCTGTTTCACATAGTTCCAACCATCAGCAAGAGAGATTGGATAGTTAAATACTGTATATCCGTCTAACTGGTCGGATGTGACGGAGATGTTGGTTACTGGGTAGTTAGTGACAAGGGTTCGCAATTTAGCTTGTATATCCCCCGGAAGAGGCTCAAATATAGCATCTTGCAATCTGATATACATATCTACATCTATTGCTTTAGTAATTAATTCAGATTGTGAATAACCAATAATATGCTTTATATAGTACAAGATATTATTTGTTCCTTTATTATTTTGCAAAAAACTAGCCTGTGTAAAATTAGATATAAAAGTAAGTCTTCTGGAGTCTCCTGTGGGATTCTCATTGTAATATACAGTATCAGATACGCCTTCTACTTTATTCCATCCAGGATACTCCTCGCTGTTATTCATAGTTTTTGTATTCGTATGGATTTCTCGAATATTTCTTTCGATGCCAAATACACCATCTTTTTCCACAACTCTATCCGCAATATACTGCTGACCGCCAATCGTTACATTGCCACCAGATGCTACTGGGATGGCGTTGAGAGTGTAGGGGAGCTGGACGGATTGCTCTTTGTATGGTTCATATGTGTTTTCATCGCCGATATACAGAGCATAGCTTTCAGATGGTTCTGAGTTAAACAAATAATAGAACGCAACAACATCGTCGTAAAGCATAATTTG